GTACTGGCTGAAGGTCTTTTGTTTAGTGGTTGGATTTGTGTATGTGCAACCAAGGAATACGCCAACAACACCAGCAACTGGCGAAGTATCAGTATCCAGAGTCGAGATGATGATTGTGCTGTTAGCAGCACTCAGTTGAACCACATCACCGTAGTAAATCGGGGTGTTGTAGTTGATGTACCCAAGACCATTACCGGGGGTAGCGGTGATTGGCAACTGACGAGTCGCACCAGCAAAGACCTGCCCGCCAATCAAATTGATTGGCTGTAGGCCGTAAGGGGCACTTACAGTAGGATAAGCCATGTTTACTCCTAGTTAATAAAAGGACTACTTGTTACCTTTACCAAAAGATGTCGATGACTTACGTTCATTAAACAAAGGCATTCGCGCATCACTCTGGCGCATAAACGTGTTGTCCACGGCTTCAATGTTGTTTTCAGACTGCCGCTGGTAGTGCTGGTTTCTGGCCTGCGCCATCTCAGTCGGCATCTTGCACAACAGTAGCCCGCCATGGGCGACTTCACCTTTTTCATTTGCCGGAAGCATAAGCTCCGGATGATCTTCCGCTTTGACCGGCACCCAGCCTTCACGCATACGCATGGAGAACGTTGGAGTTGGTTGACCGTTAACGTGGGTTGCTACCCACCGGTAAGACCAGCCCGGTTCTGGGGTCGGATCAGGCAGTGCTGAAGGTGGAACATAAACAGCACGTGCGGTTTTGTCGCGTGAAACGAGATCACGAGGAGTGCGAGTATCAGCCATCTTAAATCTCCAATTTAGCTACTTCAGCAGCATACTGCTGCGGGGTTAGTCCATACTTTTTAGCCAAGGCAAGTTGCCGTTGGGACAGTTGGATTTTCTTTGTTCCAGACGAACGAGACGCTGGAGCAACCACAGCCGCAGGTTTTTTTGGAGCCTCGGATTGAACCTGTATAGGTTCTGGCGTTTTCTCAGCATTCCCGCCAAATAATTCGGGGAACGTCTTCTGCATGCGCCCATCTATTTGGGCGAAGTATTCATCGGTGCGAGGGTCTACCCCGGAGTTGACTAGCTTATGATGCAGCCCTAGTGCATAGCTGGTGTATTCTTCGAACCCCGGTTGACCGTACCACTGGTTTTTTGCCTGCCAGCGCAGCGTCTTTTCGTCCGGTGTAGCCTGTTGGGGTTGAGATAGTTCTCTTTGTACAACAGGCTCATCGTCTTGTAAAGGGGTTGGACGATAATTTTTTGCTTGGTCAAATCTAACCTTAGCTTCCATCAAGGCTTCTTGGGCCGCAATAATAGCGTCGGTGTCAAACGACTCCTGTGCATCTTTAAGCTGGCGGCGGGCAGCTTGCAACTGCGCTTCGGCTGCGTCTTTTGCCGTGGTGGCAAAAACTTCTTGGCCGTAGTTAACCGTTTGCTTGAGTTGTTTGTTCTCGTCAGCCATGTACTGCAACAGACGTTCCATCTCCTGCTTTTCACGCAGAAGTGCTTCTTTCATTCGGCGCTCGTCATGACGGGCGTGTGTTAACTCTTTGATACGAGTCTGCACTTTCTCCGAATAGTTTTCGATTTCGTCGTCAGTCGGGTCTGCCACCTCCTTGTCCAATGGCTTACGGCCACGGTCTTTTGCGGGGGTATCATCGACTATTTCAATTTCGACATCATCTTCGGCTTCAGCCTGAGTGACTACGGAATCGTCTTCTTGAGCAACGACTTTCTTGTCGTCCTCTTCGTCCGGAAATTTAAAGTTGTCTAACATATAACACTCCTATTAAGCACGGGTAATACCGCGTGGGTCATCCACGACCGCATCAATCTGGTCGTCGTTTAGTAAACGGAACTCTTTTCCATAAATCTTGAATCGAGTACCGGAGTAAGTACGTACCAACACAAAATCCCCCGGTTTACACCAAGCTCCGTTGGGAAACTTCTCTGTGTCTTTGTACGCCTCTGGGCCTACGTCCAGTACAAACAAAATGGTGGTCGAGTGCTCTTCCTGACGCATGATCGACTCCGCTTTGATAAGACTGGAGTTTTCAAACTTATCCGACACATCAGGAACGCCGCAGAGAATCTTCCACCCTGTTGGCTTGGGCAACATACGCCCGCGTTCTTCAATAGGGATTTCCTCTGTTGGTTCTTCGACTTGTTGAATTGGCTCCGGCATTTGAATACCCGGAGGTAGCAGTAGATCGCTCATCGTCTTCGTCCTCTTTGGTTGCTGCTTCTACAAGGTCAAGTAAGTGTCGCTCTGCGAGGGCAAGACCCTGAATTACCCCACAGAGTTTTTGATAAGAGGCGAAATCGGTGCAGACGCCATTTGCCATGTCGTCCGTGTAATCGTTCATGTCTTTGCGTATCTTGTCGCGCAGTACGCTTGCGAAGTTATGGTCCAATTATTCTCCTTTCGGTTTGGGTTCTTTTTTGTTTAATGCTGCCATGTGCTTTAGCATTGCCTGCTTACGCTGAAAGTCTGCCTGCTCTTTAGCTTTTTGGCCTTCCATACCAAGTCGTACACCTTCGGCTTGCTGGGTTGCAGCAAGTTTTTGTTTATCCATCTCAATTTGAGAAGCCACCTTGATACCGCCGAGTTCAATTTCAGCACTTGCTTTCTCTTTATCCAGTTCCAAACGTTGTGCTGCAATAGCCGCGTCTGCCATGACTTTCTTCTCTTTGGTCGCAGCCTCTTGCTGGCGGATTTGCAGTTCTTGCATTTGCATCTGAACCAACGGGTCTTGCATCTGCTGTTGAGCTTGCTGTTGAGCCGCTTGCGCTTGGTTTTCTTGCAGTACTTGCTGGGCTGCTTGCGCCATCATGGACGACAACGCCATTTCAACTTGCGGTGGCAGCTTTTCGTCTTCTGGTGGGAGCGCCATGCCCATCTGCTGCTCGATCTTCTGACGGTAAGCAAGTCCAACGTGTTCTGAAATGTGCGCCATCATGGCCGCTTGAATCTGCGGTGCTCTTGGGTTTTGACCAATAAGCTGTTGGATCAGTGGGTCGTTCATTGCAGACATATGAACTTGAATGTGTGCCTGATGATCTTGGTAGAAGAACGCTTTAACTGGCTCTCCTTTTAGCACCATCATGTTTTCTGTCACAGGATCGCGTGGTTTCTGATCGTCTGGCAACGGCACCAACTTCTCTGCGTTTTTGATACCCAACACTTCCAGCATCTGACGGTGTAAAAACGGCAGGTCATAAATGTCCGGTGCCATCTGCGCCATCTGAATGACCGCTTGGTACTGCACTACACGCTGCGACATGGTCGCTGCATTTGGATCACTGACAGGTATCAGGTCTACCTTGTCGTAATCTTCGCGCTTGGCTTTCTTTGTGCCGTACTCTGGTGTGTACTCGTAGTTAGGGTCAGTGTAGTCACGAATGATTTCTTTCAACAGCTTGAACTCGCGCTTTAGTGTGTAGTGCACACGCGCTTGTACTGCCGTCATAACCTTCAACTGTCTTTCCAACAACGCCAGTGTTGTACCCACTGGAGCTTGCGCTGACATGTCGGATACTTTCATATCCGCAGTCGCTGCAAATCGACGGCCTTCATCAACGATTGTACCCAAGAGGTTGTAAAGAACTGTCGATGGTTCCTTGTATGGCAGAGGCAGAATGCTGTCGCGGATGTTGCCTGATGCAACGTCTACATCACGCCACTCACCCGGAGCAATCGGTGTGTCGTCACCTTTGATTCTCAATCCTCTGGATTTTAATCCGCCCGGCAAGTTCGATAACGTGCCTGCATCAACCAATTGCCTCATCAACGAAGTCGCGTTCTTTGCAAAGCCACCGATCAAATGGAACAGACCGAAGCCGTACGCACCGAAGCCGGGGATGTACTGGTAATGCACAAAGTGCTGACGCTTCAAACGCAGTGGGTCGTCATATCTCCAGTTTCTACGAATTGCCAGAACTTCGTTTGAACCTTTAATTAGCGTGATGACATATGGCAGCGCAATTTCTGTATGTTCTTTGTTCTCGTCAACGTCTGCGTGTTTGTCGTCCTCAATATACAAGTCTACGTGGCACTCATACAGTGTGTAACGGTCGTCGTTCAAATCAGAAAAACCTGTCTCTTTATCTTTGGCTTTCTGAATATCCTCTACTTTGCGATCTGGATCGCCCAAGTCAACATCACGGTAGAACCCAGCCTGTTGCAACTTGATGATTTCGTTTTTGGTTTTGCGCATCACATGTGTGAAGCGATGTGTTGTGTCCATGTCTGTCGCGCCGTACGGCAGGATGCCGTCTTCTGCTGGCACGAACATCGACACCTGACGACCAAGACTCGGGTCGTAATAGACTTTCTTAAATGCTGAACCTGTTGCAGGCAAACTCCACAACATACGCTCATGCTCTGGGCGGTACTCCGACATGACTTCAGTCAACTCGAAGTTCATATCTTCTTCTACGCGCTGTGCTGCTTCTTTGATCTCTGGCGTTTCTTTACCAATGATCTTGGTTCGCACAGGCCCCTGTGCAGGGAATGTCTCTGAAATGGTCTCAGATTGAAAGCGCACAACTGCTTCGGAGAGCATGGGGTGGAACACGCCACACGCGCCTGACCAAGGTTCTGTACGCTCTTCTATCTGAAGACCGAGCAACTTAATGCCCTCAACGTACATCTTCTCCCACTCTTTGCGGGAGTTCTTATCGTTCTCAATGTCTTCCAAAAGCTCAGATGCCAGCGACTCAATCACCCGGTCGTCCAACTCTTCTGCCAGATTGGCATCAAAGTCGTCTTCATTTTCGGCCTTAATTACGTCCAACTCAAAGCCCGGACCCTTGATGCTGACCGCTTCTGGGTCAACAATCTCAATCTCCAGCCCCGGTTCTTCATCTTCGGTCTCCAACGCGCCGAGTCCAGCGGGGGCTTGATTCAGTGATTTATCAATTGGCATGTTGCTTCCTTAATAATAAGCCGCCTTGCGTGGGCGGTGGTATATGCGGTCATCTTTCTCGTCGGACTCAAGGGTGATGAACCCCCCTTGCCTAAAGCGTAGCAGTGCTTGCGACGTAGTATCCACGAAGTCATCGTGTTCGCCAACCGGGAAGGCCGCTACTTCTTCAATGACTTCTCGTGCCCATCTGGTGTCGGGTGCCCAGACTTTACCGCTGGTGAAGAGGTCGGCGACGGCGTTAAGTCGGACGTGTTTGTCGTTTCCCCGGCTGGGGGAGAACTCCTGAACTGGAATACCCATGGCCCGAAGTTCTTGAATAAGCGGGGCACCTGCTGCCTTTTTCTCCACAATGAACGCATCTGGCTCCCATTCTTTATAGTGCTTTAGCGCCGTTTGTTTCAGTTCTGGAAACGCCATCCTGTCCTTGAACGCGTCCAGCAGGATTAGCTGCGGCGTGTCGTTCTCTTCCTCATTGTAGAAAATACCCCACGTGGTGCAAGCCGAATAGTCGGAGTTGTTCTTGGTCTCGAAGGCCGTATCCCAAGACTGGATGATGTACTCACACTGGGGAGGCTCATCCGCCTCCCATATGCGCCAATCGCGCCGCGAGATGATGGCCGAGTTTTCTGAGGTGGGGTTCTGCATGTACTGGGCGTTCCAGTACCGGGGGTCGAGCGCTGCTTTGACTTTCTTTAACTGTTCCAGCGGCCACTGCTCTGGCCACAGGCTTTTCTCGTTGTCGGTGTCTTCGTACAGAATAGCCGGGAGTTCTACGATCTCCCACGGTTCCGCGTCGGGGTTTCTGGTTTGGTAGTCTATAAGCCGACCAGTCAGGTCAAGCAGCGACCATCTGGTCATAATCACAATGATTGCCCCGCCCGGCATCAAACGCTGCAACGGGCCTGTCTGGAACCAGCTCCACGCCGTATCGAACGCCAGCCGGCTGTTGGACTTTACATCTTGTTCAGAGTGAGGATCATCAATAACAAATAAGTCAGCACCGCGACCAGCCAGAGCACCACCGACACCCGCTGCATAATACTGCCCTCCTGCTCCGGTACTCCACTTGCCTGCTGCTTTCTGGTCATCTGCAATCCGCGTATCTGGGTAAAGCTCTTGGTACTCTTCCGACTCAATCAGGTTTCGCACCCGCCGACCAAAGTCCTCGGACAGACCCGCCGTGTGGGTACCCATGATGATCTTCTTATCTGGATACTTGCCTAAAAAATAAGCCGGGAACAAGTAAGACGAGAATTCGGACTTACCGTGACGGGGTGCAATATTGATAATCACCCGCTTCTTTTTACCGCTGATCACCTCTTCAAATATCTTTGAGAGCTTCCGGTGATGTGGCCCTATTTTAAATCCCGGATACACGTGGGTGGCGAACCCAAGCATGGAGTCCCTACCGATTATTTTTGATGCCCTCGCTGCCCGCTCTTCCAAATCCTGAAGTAGCTCCGCTTTTTCTCGGGGGGTCAGGGTTGGGAGGACGCGCTGAAGCGCCTTTATCTCTTCAGGACTCAGTACTGGATTCATTGTCTACACTTTGACATTCTATTTCTTCCACTTCTCTGACATCCGTGATGTCCACGATCTTGGCGAATTTCCCCAGCTTTTCCTTGATCCGCGCTTCGAGTTCCGCGTCGGACAACTCTGCCTTCTTGACCTCGATCTTCTCGGTGAACAGCCCTACTTCCGTGACTTTGCCCAAGAGCGCCAGCGCCTTTAGCCTGACGCTGGCCGTCGGATGGTTGGTCTCTTCCAGAATCTTGGCCACTGTGTATCCGCGTAGCTCCTTGGCCTGATTGATGAACTCCCAGTCATACGCCGTTAGCATTCCAACAAGGTGTTGTACCGCAGCGGGGGTTTTGATCTCAGCCAAGGCAGCGCGGGAGTGCTCGTCGGGCTGGGCGGTGACGATGTTGGTGAAGGCGGTTCTGGCTGCTCGGGCTTCTAGTTCATTGGCGACTTCGTCGCTGGCAGCTCCCAGACTTTTTAGCCATTCTGCGGTATCTACCTGAGCATCTACCAAGTCCGCCGGGGCGGTTTTCTCAAACGCAACAAAGCCTGCGGAGTCATCGTCCACATCTGGCGTGAAATCTATTAAGTGATCCAACATGCGCAGGTCCCTTGCGTACCTCGTTGCGCGGAGTGTATAGTGTGTACAGCAAGTGCGCAAGTGGCAACTCTTGACATTTGCTTCTCCTTTGCTCTTGATGGAGCATCTTTGGCCCCCGATCCCCCTCGGGGGCTTTTTTTGGGTGGTGTTGTCCAACGTTTGACAAGTATGTTGTAAATTTTTTAATAATAGTGGGGTGGGTGTTAAGTTTACAGTGGCCGGAATTTAAGTTGTCAGTGCGGGGTTTTGGGTTTACAGGGCGGTGTTGTCAAGTGAATAACTGAAATGGTGAGGATGGTTACGGAATAGTGTTCTATGGCGACGGGTATGCCACCCCAAAAAAGGGGGCATGGGGGTACGGTGGGGTCGCAAAGTTGCCAAAACTGCACCAAAAAAGGGTCAAAATGACCCGAAAAAGGCTCTGGAAACCCTGCACTTGCGATAATGGCTCTACCGAATGGCGCTTTGCCATCGGTAAACCTACTCAATCGAAAGGAATCACCATGAACAAGCAGACACAAGCCAAAGTAAACACACTCGTATCCAAGTTTCTTGACGCATCTGATGACTTTGTCATTAGCTTGCACTCCGAAGGCTTGACCACAGACGCAGAGCAGAGACCGTACGTCATCGTTGCGGTATGCGCGAAGTACACCGAAGGCAAGGGCTGGAACGAATCGTCAACGGGCAAGATCATGCTCGACTCAAAGCACAAGCGCTATGAGTTCCTGAAGACCAAAGTACGCGATGTCATGGCAGCATTGAAGGGCGAGACGCGTAGCGCGTCATCTGGCAAGACTGACCCAGTAGACGCGATTATCCGTGCCTTCAACAAGCTCGATGCGAAGCAGCAGCGCGCAGTGCTCAAGGCACTCGCTTGATTTCGGGTCAGCGTGACCCGTTTTTTCCACGGGGCAGCGGCGTGAGGGCTGGCCGCTGTTCCGTTTCTTGTCCAATCCAGCCCCATTGTTCTTCGTAGCGCAACAATCAACCACCGAAAGGAATCACCATGGAATACCAAAAATACACCCGCCATTCGTTCAAACGTCTGACAGCAGACGAAGTCCGCGAGTTCCGCGAACTGCAAGAAGCCCAGTCCATCGCATGGATGACGGGCAACAAGAGCCGCGCCAAAGAACTGGGCAAAGTACTGGGCGAACTGCGTAACAGCAACCTCGCCTACCGCAACCTGTACGCATAAGGAAAACCACCATGAACTCACTTCGTCTGGCCGACATCATCGGCACCATCACTGCAACCACCTGCGTAGTCATCACCCTGCCCGAACTGTTGGAAAACCTCAGTTATCTGGGCATCATGGGCTACACCTTCGGCGTAGTCGTCATCACCAACAAGCTCAACGGCATCATGCGGAAAGGAAACTAATCATGCGACTCATCAAAGAATCCACCGGTATCCAAGTCAAGACCGGCGACATAGCGCACGACTTCAACGGCGAAGCAGCCATCGTCACAGGCTGGCAGGAACCACGACACGCAGGATCAACGGGGAGGGTTTATGTGAAGGAGATGGGTGACAGAGGCTTCACCGGCGAGTACTACCCCTCTGTGTACGGTATGAAATGGGTGGACTAAGATTAAACAACAAATAAGGGGTCAATCTGCCCCCATTTTCCACCTATCCATCACTAAAAAACTATCCGAAAACAAAAGACGCGCAAACCCCGCACAAACACTGGCGCAAAACAAAAACTGTCCTATCTATCTATATCTATATTTATACATATATATAGGAAAGTATTTGTATGTGTACGTGCAAACAACCGCAAACAAAAAAGCTTGATGGTGTTAGCTCTGCCACAATCATATGGATAGACAGGACAGTTCTCTGTGATCTGGCTTACATCAACGGCTTCCAATGTCCATTTGCACCGGATAGTTTTTTAATCTAAGATACTTCATTTCAACTTATTGTTTAATCATGGATACCAACACCCGCGCACTGAAGATTCAGC